TCAGAATTAATAAAACCGTACTCAATGAGCACGGCTGGCATTTCAGTCCATTTTAAAACGTACCAATTTGCGTATTTAACTCCTCGATCTACCATACCCAGCAGAGCCATTCTCACCCGGATGGCTTTGGCTATTTTATCTCCTTCCCCACCGGCAGCGAGAGCATACACCTCGTTCCCATAAGCTTTCACAGCTGCCGAATTATTATGGAAGGAATAGAATGCATCCCCACCTAAGGAGTTGGCCACTTTCACCCGATTCTTTAAGTCGAGATCATCGTTATATGGCGCTAGCGCACAGAAGTCTTTGTCGGTTGTCCTCGTGAACTTTACGCGGAAGCGGCCAGAAGTTTCGAGGATCACAGCCGTTTTCTTGGCCAACACTAAAACATTATCCTTTTCCTTGGTCGTAGGCCCTACAGCTCCCGGATCCGCGCCGCCATGGCCAGGATCAAAGACCAGGTCATATATTCTTAATTCCCCCAAATTACTTACCTCACTTTCCAAATATACTAGCTAGAAATTCAGGGTTGACATTCTGACCAATGGCCGCAAGCGTTATAATGAGTGCCAGGGTCACCGAACCCTTGATGATCCATTGTCCACCCGGAGAATTCCAGAACCCGTTGGCCTCCTCGATATCTTCACGGGTTGTTTCCAAAGCAGCGACTCGTTTCTCCATGGTTTCAAGAGCTTTTGTCGTTGTCTCCAATAATTGAGTGAGTTGGCTAATGATGATCTTTAAATCTGTTATTGTCTCACTGTGCGCATTCAATCTGCGTTCGGCTACCTCCAATTGCTTGTCTAAGCCTTTATGGGTTCTTTCACATGATTGTTCTGTTACTGAGTTTTCTCCTGCCATAGCCCCACCTCACTTCTTTATTGGCAATAAAAATAACGCCCCAAGGCGTCACTTCCTAACGTTATGCTACATAAATATCTCCCGTGATTTCTTGATACTGTTCAGGTGTAATCTTACCGAAATAAACATATCGCCCGACCTGTGTCTTCGTGGCCCACTCCTTTTCATAGTACATTTTTATGCGTTCAAAATCAGTCATCTTACATACCTCCTGTCAGTAATCGCAAATCAATATCAACTATTTGCTGGCCAAGGAGTTGGTTTTCCGTCTGAAGTTCGAGAATTTGAAGGTCTTTTTCGACGAGTTGCTGTCCAAGCAATGCTGTCTCCGTTGGCTCTGGCTCCATCGGCTCTAATACGTATGGCTCCGTTTCCGCTGGATCAATAAAGAACAAAAATTTACCGTCTGCATTTATTGCGTCCTCAATAAGAGATTTACCCATTTCCTTCATACCGTTAATCAGAATTGTTCTCTCCGTTGCTGTAGTATATCTCTCCTTAATCATATTTCCTCCTAAGTTCCGTAGGTTAGGGTTGGGATAATTGGGGCCACGTTAAAGGTCATTACAAAGTCTACGTTAAAATACAGCCTAAAGTTTGACAAATAGCCCGTCCCGGCTCCCCCTCCCTTAACCCATAATTCGCAAGTGTCGCCAGCGGCAAAGACTAGATCCTCACTAAAAGTTGTTAATCCTGTGCTTGTTGTTCTTTCTGTCCCGAATGCCACCCCATTTTTATATATCCTTCCATAGATACTCGGCATATTACTTTCGCGAAGTGCAAATTTAACGCGATATGTCCCACCCGTTATAATCCTAAAAGCTTTCTTTTTTGTGTATACCGATGGGCCATCAGTTATGGAAAGCTCTGTATCAGCCGAAGCCCTCAAGCTATCAGAAGCATGAGTTGAGGCTATACTTTGCCCTCTTAGGCTTGCGGGTGTCACTATTTTTTGCGTACTGGATCCAAGCGAAGTCTCTGCCTGAGTTGCGAAGTCTGCCGGATCTAATTGTTTTATCCAATTACCCCAGACACCACCAAAGTATAAGCGGTAATAAATTGTGCCGGTATTGTTGCCGCGCCATGTCTGAGTCGCAATAGTCGCCCCCATAACGGCAACCTGCATAGTAAATACCTCAGCCTTTGGAATATGCAGTATGTTGCCAGCCAAGGCACTACTACTTAAGTAATGAAAGTTGCCTGCTGTAACGTAATTATCTAGGTCTGCGGTTGTTGGCACTACTGTACTATTTGCGGCCAATAACGCTGGGGCATTTAATCCAGTGTCTACTATTCCTTGCTCGATTTTATTCATATTTGCGGCTGATATGGGGGTTACATTATCGGTCCAATTAGTTTTTGTATAACTCACTGCGTCACCTCCACTGTCCATACCACTGTTAGGCTATTGGTGTTGTCCTTGGTTATAGCCACCGCCTGAGTCACAAACTCCGTACCCAAACCAGCGCTTGTGACGTATCTAAGATGGTAAGGAGTGTAGTTAGTCGCAAAAGCTGTTGGGGTTACAGTAGTTCCGTCCACCCATACGCGCGAAATACCATCAGAACGTCTTACCCATGCCTTAGTACCCGTACCGTTGTATAAGTTATTGGCAGGATTATCTGGGTTAGCGCCTGCGGTTAGGTTATACATGGTCCAGCCATTAAAATACGCTTTAATTTCTGCTGTACTAGGAGTGTAAGAGTCCCCCCAACCTGAATCAGTCGATGGGATTGTTAAGTTAAGATTTCTATACCCCGAGTTATTTGTAAAGTAACAAAAATCGCCCGCGGTAGGCGCTCCGCTCGATATTAAGATTTTCCCATTAAATTTAGTGACTATTAAGTTAGTTACCGATAGACCGGGAACAAAGGTAACAGCATCATATATACCCACATATTTGTATCCTGTTGCCCCTAGAGCAAATTGCCATGGCAAACTACCGTCAAGAGCAACGTCTACCATGGCTGTTGCCCCGTTACCATATAGAGACAACCACGTTATGGCCCCATTACCCTCATTTTCATTTAACCAAAATGTAAACTGCTTTTTTTGTGAAGTGATTAGCTCAACTTCAGTCGACACTTTCCTGAAGATCTCACCTGACGCCGTTTTGATAGAAATAACCGTTATAGAGTTTATGGTTGCTGCTATAACTGAATTGAGAGCTAGTGCATTTGCCGCCGATGTCACACTCATAGAATCACTCCCGCGCCACAAATTGTTTGACCACAAATATGGTACTGGTGTAAATGCCAAGTAAGCCCATCATCAACAAACGTCGGGGTCAATATGCTGTCTCCAAAATAGACATATTTTTCAACCGGCCCTTCGCTGTCATTAAAGGTGGTTTTTTCAAGCTTTGCCAGTCGATTATTCATGTCCTTTAGGATGCTAACCGCATCACGTTCTCTGCTGGCAAGTTGCAAAATCCGGTTTACAGAGCCTAGCCCCTTCAATGACTCACAGGATACTTCCCTGATCTGCATATACTCATTAATGTTTAAATCGGGGATTTCCATCTTAACGAGTTCACCCGGTCGATAGACTCCCCTCATTGGTTCGATGCTTCCTACTATTACTGGATTGGAATATTTGGCCAGATATTGCATGCCCTGTTCCTTGGCCAGTGTTTTATCATCGGTTTCAACCTTGAGAACGTCTTCAAACAGTCCGTATTTTGCACGAGATTGAAGATCCTCAAGAAGAAGCTTAATCGGATACTCGTACCTGTAGGTGATCGTGCCACTGCCACTCGTGCAGAGATCTGGAATGAGCAGTTTCTCACTGACATTCAAAAGAAAATGCTTGGTTCCTGCCTTGTCAATGTTCTGGATTCCAACTGTTTTGACGACACCACCAATGACTACGGTTACGCTTTCTCCACCTGGAGCCCTTGGGGTGTAAAAAAGCGGTATCGGCATTGTGCCGCTTACGGTAATATTTTGCGGGTATGGATCGGAAAGAGCTTTGCCGCCTTTTACCCAAAGCTTATTGACTAACTTAGATGCATCGGGTGTAAAGTTCGCGGTTCCCTTTTTGAAGTTTCTCTTCGCCTGACTAATTACATTGGGGTTTATTCGTGTTGATCCCTTGAAAAAATTGACATCCATTGCCTCATCAATGTACCAATCATAGGCAGCTATCTGGCAAAGTTGCTCCATAGCATCCCATAAGTAGTTATCGCCAAAGCGTATGGTTACGACCTTGGTACATGTTTGGATATTGGCCTTTGTAGCCCATGGAACGTACTTTGTAAATAGATCCATTACAATATCGCTCACGGCCGTATTGGTGTAGCTTTCGGTGACAATAATCTTCTGGGTTCTGGACGTATAGGTGGATCCTTGAAGGCTAACGATTTTCAGTTTGCCATTCACGGTTTTTGGGGGACTTATTACCCATCCTCTGAAGAGATTGTCATCCTGGTTAATTTGCACGTCTGAGCCAACGGGAAAGGCGTCAATGAGGGAATTATCGTAGGCCGGTAATTCTAGACTGAAAGAACCGGCCTTATCTGTGGTGGATTGAGTTGTTTGGCACGTCTCAAAGGCTCTAACTCTATGTTGTTGCCCACCTGGTGGAGTAATTAGAATGTCTGTGCTCATTAGAACGCTCCTCCAGTGCTAAGCCCAAAGGCTCCGCCGATTTCCCGGCTGACAATTTTGGCAAATTCGCTCATTCCTCCGGATCCAACAATGGTACCTTGATTGATGACTTTAATGATCGTGGTTCCTCTTCCGCCGCTGGATACTCCCTTTATAATCGGATTACCCACCCCATTATTTGTTTCGGTTGAAACCTGCGCTTCCGCTACAAGGTTCCGATTCAGGCGAGACATGGCTGCCTGTACATCCAAGATACTCTTGTCGATACCTTCGGCCATCCCAGCTCCGACCATTAACCCCACTTCATCACGCATGACTCTTGAGGGGGAATGGATCCCGAGAGCATCCTTCATACTGCTTAATATTCCTCGGGCAAAACTTCGAACTTTATTTTCCAGCCAAGAAACCATGCTGTTAACTCCCTCCCAAAGGCCCCTTACAATGTCTACCCCAATGTCAAAAATGTCCCCCGGCAATTCCATGAAGAATGTCAGTATAGTTTCCATGACTCGAGGAAGTTCATTGTTGGCCGTGGTGATCAAATTTAAAATCCAAGTCTTCATGGCCATCAGCGCGGAGTTGAAAGCGCTGGGGATCGAAACCGTAAAGAACTTCACCACTTTATCCACCGCGTAACTAATAACCTCCGTAATGGATTCCCAGATCTCTGTGACCGCTTCCCTGAAGTCTTCGTTAGTATTCCATAGGACGACCAAACCTGCCACTAGGGCGGCGATTGCCGTTATAACGATCCCAATAGGGTTAGCCTCCATAACAAGGTTTAGGGCGGCCTGGGCAATCGACATACCTTCTGTAGCAATTCGCCATGCTTTCACGGCTTCCACCACGGCTTGGACGGTCGTTACAACATTCCATGTGGCCATACCTGCACCAATGCCTACGGCCAAGGCTGCAATGGTTCCTGCATTGTCAAGTATCCAGGTGAGGGCATCGATAACAGGGGTCATATCAAACTCTTTGACCTTTTCAATCATTTCCCCGATCCTTGGTGTAAGTTCGTCTCCGATCGGGCCAGCCAGGTCTGTGATCAGTTGGCGCTTCAAGCCTTCTAAGGCTGCGCCTATATCGTCATACTTTACAGCGTTAATTTGCGCTAGGGTATCGGCATCAACCTTCACATAATCCTCGATATCCCCCAGGGCCTTGATGGCATCCACTCCCAGATCCTCAAACATCGTCCCGAACAAAGCAACCCCCGCTTGGTTTTGAGCAAGAGGATCTTTCATATCTCCAAGACTCTTAATCACCTCTTGGAATGCCTTTTCGGCGCCCGGCCCTCCTTTGGCAAAGGCCGCAAACATCTCCTCAGCATTTAATCCAAGAGCCTTAAACCCTGCCGCACTCGTGTCGCTTCCGTCCTTAGCCCGAATCCCAAATTCCTTAATGGCATCCCCTACCTTGTCAATTTGGAAGGCCCCGGAGGCTGCTCCTTGAATCAAGGTGTCTGTGAATTCCTCGGCACTTAACCCGAGCTGGGCAAAATGAGGTGCATACTCATTCATGACATCAATGAGGTCACCATTCTTGTTAGCGCCTTGTTGCGCCCCTTGAGCTAAAAGGGTGTAGGCATGCTCTGAGGTTATCCCAAAAGCAGCCATTAGGGAGTTAACCGTGTTAATACTTTCTGTAACCTCAAAGCCGAAGGTATCCCGCATGAGTAACGCTTGTTTCGTTGTCTTTCCCAGCTCTTCTCCGGTTTGCTTCGTGGTTTGAGTCACCACCGCCATGCTGTCCGCCACGTCCTTGATGCTCTCGCCAAAATTATCCGTATAGATCTCAGTGGCTATTTCTTTAAGCTTGCTCATTTCTTCCGTCGTGGCATCGGTCTGAGCCTGTAAGCTGTTCATGGCTTGTTTGGATTCATCGCTGAAATATGCAGCGCCGGCGAACGCCCCTGCAATTGCCCCGGCTGCAGCCATGGCAGCTCCTTTAATCACTTCAAGAGTTTTTCCTAGCTCCTCTTGGGCACGCTGCATCTCCTCGCTATCTAAAGCTGATTGGATCGTTGATTGACTATAGTTCTCTATCTCTTCATTTGTTTGAGCCAGCTGTCTCTCTGTGTTTCTAAGGGCAGCCAGAGTATTGTTCAGTTGTATTCGATACCCATCTGTACGGCGGTCAGCTTCACCATACATCTGAGCGCTCTCTTCAACGGCTCGGGTAAGGGCAGCAACATTTTTTCGTTGTTGAGTAATCTGGCGCTCATAAATCGAACTCCGTGAGGTGAGAGCATCCATGGAACCAGCATTGTCGCCAAAGGACGCGGTGTTTGCTCTCATCTCCGAACCGAGGACACGGAGCTCACGAGCAGCCGCCTGCATCTCCCGTTTGAATTGTTGCTCTCCATCCAAGGCCAAGGTTGTTCTGATCTCCCTGGTGGTCATTTAGTCCTCACCTCGCGTCTTCTTAGGGACAATACCGTGCAGATACTCGTCGTACTCCTTCGTCCATTTCCAAAAGGCTATAATGCGCCCTGGTGTCGTGAGCCAAGCATGTTTCTCACTCATACCACAGCGCATGCCTAAAAATATGAGGCGCAAAGGATCTATTCCCTTGCGCCCATGGCGTTTTTTGAGGCCAGAACCTCTTCCAAGACTTCGTCAACCTCTTCATCGTCGCTCGAATTTGTATCAGACCCGGAATTCATGCCATCTCTGACCACACTGAAGATGGTTGTACGATGATGAATGAATTCGTGGGGCTTCAAACACAGTTTAACCTGCTCCGGGGTGGGGGCTTTTTCGTCTGTGCCCTCTTCAAAGTTTTTTAGAGCAATTCCCTGGCCGATGAGTAAGCCAATAATCCAAGCGTACTCGTCGATGGCCTTGACATAATTCTTCTCAAGCTCCTTGCCCATTTCTTCAACGCCACCGAAACGTTTCACGATCTCTTGCAAGGCGACAACATTAAAGACCGCTGGGAAGGTTCGTTTACCGATCTTAATTTCTTTCTCTTCGTACATAGGGACACTCCTTTACTGAATTACGTGCGCGGAATCAGGGTGAGCACGGCTGCCTCCAGCAAACTTTCCGCGGCATCAACTCTGGCTTGGGACGGGCTGGCCATGGCCGCAACTCCCACGGCTTCAGCCAGAGCATTGGCTGCGTCAACCCAGGATGCCGAGGTATAGACTTCTGGATCCAGGGCTTGTGCGGAAGCAATCGCTGCATTGAGATTTGTTTTGTTTGCTGGTTCGCCGATATTGGCTAGCTCATTCAGCCAGGCTAGGGCATCGGTTTCCGTTGTAAAGGTTGCCATGTCCCGCCATGAATTAGCCGTATCTTGAGCGGTCATAATAGTTCCCTCAACCTCCGGAGTCTGCCATTCGATGGATCCGTCCGGTTTGGTACTGGCATCTTCTGAGGGGATCCCCCATTTTGTTTTGTAGTACCAATAGGCACGATAGGAACGCACTCCATTTTTCTTTCTCACCCGGTAATAACCAAAACCGCCCTCCGGAGCCTCGTAGCTGGCTGCCGATCGGATCGTTGGGACTCCGTTTAGCGTTGCGTCTTGATTACCGAGCCAGGCCTTTAAGGCCTCGTCGGATAAGTCGTCAACGCCTGTGGTAATAGTTCCGGATGTAAAACTGTTATCCACTTCCACCAACATGTCATCCGCCGCTAATTTGCTGTCCGATAACTCAATGGCCACATTGGCTGCAATGGCGTGGCCAACAACCAGCCCCGCTCCGTAGGTGGGTAAACTGTTGGCCGGTTCTGTGGCGATGGGTGCAAAGACGGGATGTTTCAAACCGATATAAGCCATTTATTTCACACTCCTTGTAAACTTCTTAAAAATCGATCAAAAATCTGTTCCATGACATC